TCCTTGTATGGTTTCAGGACTCGCTTATTATTTATCACAAAAATTTAGAATGGAAAAAACACAACCTTTTAAATTATTATATGAAGATGAATTAGCACGAGCTTTACAGGAGGACGGATCAGCGGCTAGTACGTATATTACGCCTAAAGCTTATTATCCAAATATATAATGCCAAAATATGCAACAGGAAAACATGCACTAGCTATCTCAGATCGTTCAGGTTTACAATTTCCCTGGAGGGAAATGGTAACGGAATGGACAGGAGCCTTTGTTCATATGTCTGAATACGAACCTAAACAACCTCAATTAAGACCAAAAACTTTAAGCGCGGACTCTATGTCACTGAGTAAGGTAAGACCTGCGCGAACGGCTTTTCCAACGCCAACTATTTTACCTAATAATCCTTTTACCACTGAAGTAGGAACTACTGTTACAGTGACTCAACCTAGTCATAATTTTTCAAGTGGAGACGCCATAAGATTTAGAGAAGTAAAAGACATTGTAGGAGGAGTGGCTATTTCTACTTTAGAATTAGAGACTACTTTGAATGGAGCTATTACGGCTGGAGCTACATCTTTAACTTTAACCGATGCTTCTGCGTTTCCAAGTTCAGGATATATTTATGTTCAAACTAAACCTACTGCAGCTCAAACGAGATCAGGAGAAAATATTTTTACTCTCAGTGAAGTCATTAAGTACACAGGGAAGTCAACTCATACTTTAACAGGTTTAACTCGAGGTTCTTCGGCGCCTCTTTATGGATTAACTCCACAGTCAAGTACAGCAAATGTTCATAAGGATTTAGATAAAGTATTTGGATCTTACAGTATTACACCGATCAACATTACGGTTAAGTATCCAGGTCAACCTTCAACCAAGACCGTTAGCAATCAATATACTTTTGTATTGGCTTCGGCAGCGACAAGTGCTACAACAGCAGGAGGGTTTCCTTCTTTTGCAGGGCCCGTAGGAGATAGACCATAATGGCATATACATACGCAAATTTAAAAACAGATTTAAGAAGCTATACTGAAGTAGATGATACCGTATTAACGGATGCTATCTGTACTACGATTACGAAAAATGCAGAAAACAGAATTTATAGAGAAGCGGATAATGATGATAACCGATTCTATGCGACTTCTACTTTAACTACTGGAAATCGGTATGTAACGGTTCCCAGCGACTTAAGAATTATTCGTTATGTTCAACTTGCTAATACTAATGTAAGTCCTACGGTTAATGTTTATTTAGAGAAAAAAGATACTTCTTATATGACGGAGTATTATAACACCCCTTCAACAGCATCAGGATTACCCAAATACTATGGAAACTGGGATGCTACCTATTGGGTGGTATCACCTACTCCTGATGCAGCTTATGAGATTACGATGGCTTATATTAAACAGCCCTCAAGCATTACTGCTTCGGATTCAACAACAACTTATTTAAGTAATAAATATCAGGATTTACTTTTATATGGTGTTCTGTTAGAAGCATATGGATACTTGAAAGGTCCGCAAAATTTGATACAGTACTATCAGCAGTCGTATCAACAGGCCTTACAATCGTATGCGATCGAACAACAAGGTCGTAGACGCAGGGACGAATACATGGATGGAGTCATTCGAACGCCTCTTAAGTCACCACCACCAACACAAGATTAAGGAATAAAATATGGCAAATATTATACCAGACGCATTTAAATTGGAACTGTTATCAGGCACGCATAACTTTGCAAGTGGAGGAGATACTTTTAAAATTGCTTTATACGTAACAACTTTAGGGCCTCCCTATACAACTGCTTCAACTGTTTATAGTACGACCAATGAAGTAAGTTCTTCAGGGACGGGTTATACAACAGGAGGACAAGCGTTGGATGGTCAAGGCGTGAGTGTTCCAGGAAGCAACACCGCTACTGTAGATTTTAGCAATGAAGTTTTTTCGAGTGTAACGTTAACTTCATTAGGCGCAGCTATTTATAATTCTACTAACAGCAACAAACTTTGTTTAGTTATAGATTTTGGTGGAGATAAAGTGGCAACTTCGGGAGATTTTACAATTCAATTTCCAGCCAATGCAGCATCAACCGCAATTATACAGGTAGCATAATATGGCATTAGAAATGAACAACATGGTAAGAGAAACAACTTCAACAACAGGTACGGGACCCGTAACTCTGGGTGGAGCAGTTTCTGGTTTTCAAACCTTCGGAGAGGGAATCGGAAATAATAATACGACATACTATGCCATTACATTAGATAGTGAAAATGAATGGGAAGTAGGATTAGGAACGTTAAATTCCGACAGTTCAACATTAACTCGAACTGAAATTTTGGAAAGTTCCAATACTGATGCAGCGGTAGATTTTTCTGCAGGTTCAAAACAAGTTTTTTGTACATTATCCACAAAAAAACACAATGGCTACGATAAAGATGGAAATATAATATGGCTTTAGTAATAAATAATAGAGTAAGAGAAACAACTTCAACAACAGGCACGGGAGCCGTGACGCTTGGAGGAGCAGTCGGTGGTTTTCAAACTTTTGCTGCTGGAATTGGAAATAGTAATACGACTTATTATGCTATTTCAATAAATAGTGAGAGTGAATGGGAAGTAGGATTAGGAACTTTAAATGGCGATAGTTCAACATTAACTCGAACTACCGTTTTGGAAAGTTCCAATTCGGATGCAGCGGTAGATTTTTCTGCGGGCTCAAAAGAAGTTTTTTGTACGTTGCCTTCAGAAAAAGCAGTTTATTTAGATGCAAGTGATGGTCAGGTAGGAGGCTTTACTAGTCTTGCTGCTGACACTTCACCCCAATTAGGGGGAGACTTAGATGTTGTAACTTATGATATAGTTTCAACTTCAAACAGAGATATTGATATTATTCCAAATGGAACAGGTGATGTTAATCTTGGAGCAGATACAGTTCAAGTTGGCGATAATGATGCCAACGCAACAATCACTACTCAAGGAACTGGGGATTTAATTTTAAACACAAATAATGGAACGAATTCTGGAAGCATCACAGTATTAGATGGTGCAAATGGTGAAATTACTGTAACTCCAAATGGAACGGGAGTTGTAGCTATTGAAGGTTCAATGAACCCATCTGTATCTTCAACAGGCAAATCATTAATAATGGGATTTTAATAGGAGGAAAATATGGCAAGTGAAGTATTAAAAGTAAAATTAAATGCAGCTCTTTCAAATAGTGAAGTAGATCTACTTACAGTAGCATCTGGACACACTTATACGGTGTTGAACATTTCTATTTGTGAAACGGCAGGTGCGGCTGAGACTTTTGATCTATACATTCGAGATGACGCTGGGGGTAGTGATTATGAAATTTATTCTGATCAAGCCCTAGCTGCGAATGCTACTTTTGAACATACGACAAGGATTGTTCTTGAAGCAACCGATGTGCTTTCTGGTAAATTAGGCAGTGCAGGAGATGTGGACGTAGTTATTAGTTATTTAGATCAAACATTATAGGAGTATTTATGAGTGGAACAGTAGGAGATAATCTTTTTAGAGCTTCAGGTGTTGTAGCTTCTTCGAGTTCTGAATATGACGATGATAAAATTCAATCCAACATCGCCATGTTGGGCTTTAAGATTGCCGTTAATGGCTCTTTAGCCAGATACAATTTAGTTGATCAAGCCGTGGATGCTTATGAGGACACAAGCGGAGTGGATGCTTCAGCTTCAGTAAATGAAACAAGAGTTGCTTCAGGTGATCTTTTTTATTATTGGGGAACATCTTCAGCAGAGCCAAGCGGAGGAAATAGTACAGATACAAGCGTTTCGGGATTTACAACTCGGGTTTTTACTAGCGATGGATCTTTAACTGTTGGTGGTTCTGGCGACGTAGATATATTAGTTATTGGCGGTGGAGGCGGCGGCGCAGGTTATTATGGTGGCGGCGGCGGTTCTGGAGGATTAATTTATAAAGCGGAACACGGCCTCACAGCTAACACTTATGATATTGTTATTGGTGCTGGCGGTATATCAAAAACAAATACTGCTCCAGGAGGTGTTGGTGGAGATACTACCTTTACTATTAATGGAGGAGCACAAGAATTTATAGCCAAAGGTGGTGGTGGCGGAGGTGGTCCCACCGCAACTGATGGTGGATCTGGCGGTGCTTCAGGTTGGAACACTGGTGGTGCTGGTGATGAAATTCAAACGGCTCAATCAGGTGATAGTGGAACATACGGATTTGGAAATGATGGTGGTTTAGGAGTTGGTAGTCCTGGTTATAATCCAGGAGGAGGTGGTGCTTCTGGTAGTACCCCACCTGCGGCTACTCAATCAACCGCTGGTGCAGGTGGTGCTGGAAAAGATTATAGTTCAATTTATGGAACAGCCTTAGGAGTAAGTGGCGTGTTCGCTGGTGGCGGCGGAGGAGCTTTTACTTCTGATGGAAGTGGTGCTGCTGGTGCTGGTGGTTCAGGCGGAGGCGGAGCTGGGGCAACCACGGATACGGGAACAGGAGTAACTGGAACTAATGGTACTGGTAGCGGTGGCGGAGGCTCAAAATGGGGTGCTTCGGGTGCTGGAGGTACGGGTATTGTTTTAGTAAGATATGCTGATGATGAATTTGTAGCAGCAGGAGATTTAACTTTACAATCTACAGACGTAACAGCTTCAACAGCAAATCCAGATTATGCAGATATGGTTGTTTTAATGGAAAATGCCGCAGGAACTGCAACTTTAAATACCGATATTAAGGGCTATGTTTCGGAAGATTCAGGGGTCACTTTCACTCAAGGAACTTTCGTAGATGAAGGAACTTGGGGAACCAACAAAAAGATTATAGCTTTTCACGATTTAGATATTTCAGCACAAACTGGTTCAGCTATGTGCTATAAAATTACAACTCACAACCAGTCGGCAGGTTCGAAAGAAACAAGAATTTATGCAGCCAGCATAGGTTGGAGATAATGATATTAGAACACAATTTTTATTATTTTAAAAAGGCAATCCCTCTTGAAACTTGTAAAAAAATTTTAAAAGCAGGGCGTAAAAAAATGATAGAAGAAGCTGCTACGTTTAAAGGAGTGAATGAAGCAGTAAGAAATTGTAAGGTCGCTTGGATAGCTAATAAATGGATTTATGACATTATTAATCCTTTTATTCATAGAGCTAATGAAAAAGCAGGTTGGAATTTTGAATGGGACTGGAACGAGTCCTCACAATTCACCATTTATGAAAAAGGCCATTATTATGGTTGGCACACCGATCAACCTTTAAATGGTTTAAAACATAAAAGTAAACATATTAATGGCAAGACAAGAAAATTATCTCTTACTTTACAGCTAACAGATAAAACAGAATATGAAGGTGGGGATTTTCAATTTAAGTGGATTCAAGATGAGACGGGAGGTCTAGTAAATGTGATCACCGTTGATGATGCCAAAGATGTGGGAACCATTATAATTTTTCCTTCATTTATTTTTCATCAAGTTCTACCCATAACAAAAGGTAAAAGGGAAAGTTTAGTTAATTGGTCCATAGGAAAAAAGTTTACTTAGGAATTTTATATGTTAGGACTTTCAGCATTCGCCGAGACAACTTTCGGAGCTACGGCTCTAGTCGATCTCGATATTACCGTTATCGTTTCAGGTAGTGGCGTTACTGTCAGTCAAAACGCCAATGGTATTACTTTTACCATGACTGGAAGTGTGTCCCCTGATGGCAGCGGTTTGACAGTTTCTACTGGCGCAGCTGATGTGAATGTGTTAACATGGAATGCAATTGATCCAGATGCAACTCAAACCTGGACTAATATAGACCCTTTATAGGAGAATTATGGCTTCGACATATACGACAAATTTACAATTAGAAAAAGTAGCCACAGGTGAAAAAGCTGGGCTATGGGGAACCGTTACCAATACCAATCTAGAAATTTTAGAACAGGCGTCGAGTGGATATTTATCGGTCGACGTGGCTTCAGGCGATGTCACATTAGACCTGAATGATGGAGCTACTTCCAACGGTAAAAATTTATTTTTTGTTTTAACAGGAACCCTGGCGGCCAATCGTAATTTTATTATGCCTGCTACGGCAGAAAGAATCTTTATTGTTAAAGATTCAACGACACGTTCTTCCAGTAATTATACTTTAACCGTCAAGACGGCTTCAGGTACAGGCTATGTAATGCCTGTAGGAGCAACCGCTTTGGTTTATTCTGATGGAACGAATACTTCCTTAGGCATGCTGCAAAAAGGTTATGTCACTCATACTGCGGCTTATACCGCCGTTGCGGGGGATCAAGTCTTTTGCGATACGAAGACAACTAATGCATTTACCGTCTCTCTTCCTGCTGGAGCTGTGGGATCCGAAGTAACGCTTATCGACAGTCAAAATTATTTTGCTTCAAACAATTTAACTATTGATTCTAATGGGTCCGAAAAGATTAATAGCTCAACAGACAATCTGGTTTTAACCGCCAATGGTCAAGCTATTACTCTGGTTTATGCGAATGCAACAGTAGGCTGGATTTATAAAACCAATAGTGCTTCGTAGGGGCTAACCGAATGCCTCTCGTAGATTTCAAATTACTTCCAGGAATCGATAAACAACAGACTCAGGTTGGTGCTGAAAGGCGCTGGGTGAGTTCTGACAATGTCCGATTCCGATATGGCCTTCCTGAAAAAGTCGGGGGTTGGTCTTCTTTATTAACCGATACCATTGTTGGTGTAGCCAGAGCTCAACACTCTTTTGTTGATCTCGATGGTAACCGATACGTGGCTATCGGAACGGATAAATTTTTATTGATTTATTTTGAAGGAACGCTTTACGATATCACTCCTTATAGTGCCACAAGTTTCACAAGTTCTACTTTAGCAACGAATAGTACTACGGTTAAAACATGTACCATTACCACAACTTCTGCTCATAGTTTATTGGGAGGAGATATTATACAATTGGATGCAGTTACTTTACCTGGCGGTACAGGTTTAACCGATGCTCAATTTGAAGATAAACTTTTTCAAGTTTTAACTGTCCCCACGAGTACAACTTTCACGATTGATTCATCGGCTCAAGCAAGTTCGGTGGTATCTACAGGAGGAAGCATGACCGTTAAGCCGTATCAAACCGTGGGTCCTGCGGCTCAAACGTATGGCTATGGTTTTGGTGTTGGAAATTTTGGCGGAACGGTTTCAGGAGCAGCCACTACTGATTTAGATGGAACTTTAGCCGATGATACTTCTGGAACAACAGGAAGCACGATTGCGGTAACTTCTGCCACGGGTTTTCCAACAGCTGGAGGAACGATTATTGTTAGTGATACTCCAGCGGTGGATGGAGAATTAATTGACTATACGGCCGTTTCTACAAATAATTTAACAGTCATTACCCGAGCGGTAGATGGCTCAACACGATCATCTCATGCTGATGAAACCATAGTTACGGATGCTACCGATTATACAGGATGGGGATCGGCAGTAGAAGCTTCAACCGTGAGCCTTGAACCAGGGCTCTGGGCTTTGGATAATTATGGAGATGTTTTATTGGCAACTGCTTTAGATGGAAAAACTTATACTTGGGATTCGAGTATTGCAGCACGGTTCACGACTCGTGCATCAACCACAACAACAGATTATGTAACCAGCTCAGCTCCGACAGCGTCTCGAGCCATGATGATGTCTCCCGTGACACGACACTTAGTTTTATTTGGAACCGAAACCACGATTGGTACGGCAGCGACTCAGGATAATATGTTTATAAGGTTCTCGGACCAAGAAACCATTAATACTTTTGCCCCAACGGCCACGAACAGTGCTGGAAGTCAAAGATTACAAGATGGCACCAAGATCATGGGAGCCATTAAAGCAAAAGATAATATTCTAGTATGGACGGATACATCGCTTTATACCATGAAACATGTGGGTGCGCCTTTTACTTTTGGATTTGAACAGGTGGGAACGAACTGTGGATTAATTGGGATGAATGCTGTCGTGGAAATAGATGGTATAGCCTACTGGATGAGTAATAAAGGCTTCTTCCTCTTCGATGGTACCGTTAAATCTTTAAGCTGTACGATTGAGGACTATGTCTATGATGATATTGATACCACCAAAGGTCAACAGATCTGTGCTGCGATTAATAATCTATTTACCGAAGTGGTCTGGTATTATCCAACTGAAGGTTCCAGCTATAATGATCGTTATGCCGTTTATAACTATGGAGAATCGGCGGGAAGCGCAGCAAACAAAGTGCCAGGAGGAGTTTGGTATCCAGGTACTGAAGCACGAACGTCATGGATGCCCGCTAAAATTTATCCTAATCCCTATGCCACTAAATTTAATTCTACCGCAACAGGAACGTTTCCTAGCGTGATTGGTGAAACAGGGTTGGGTCAAACTGTTTATTTTGAACAGGAAGTTGGCAAAAATCAAATTAATCCCGATGGATCTTCCACCGCGATTGCAGGCACTTTAGAATCTTATGACTTTGATCTAGGAGACTATTTTAAAGAAGCAGGAGCAGGCACACTTTATTTATCGATCAGTCGGTTTATGCCTGATTTTAAAACCTTAACAGGAAATGCAACGGTGACTTTAAGTCTTAAACGTTTTCCAGCAAGCACAGCAACCACAAGTGTCTATAGTCCTTTTACCGTGACTTCTTCTTCCACTCAGTTTAATACTAGAGCACGAGGAAGATTTGCAAGTGTCAAGATTGCCAACAGCGCGGTCGATGAAACATGGAGATTTGGAACGATGAGGTTGGATCTTCAACCCGATGGAATGAGATAATGGCTAAGATACTTATTAAAATACCTGAACCCAAAGAAGAATACGATTTCTCTAATCAAAAACAAATTGCAAGAGCGCTGAGTGGAATTGTAGAACAATTGAACTCAACGTTTTTACAACAACAAAAAGAGGACCAAGAACGATTTACTTGGTATCTAAGCTAATGGCCAATACCTATAAAATTATTCCTATCCTGATTGATGTATCAACAGCTAACCAGGATGTTTATGAAGTGCCTACAGCAACGACTTCGGTTATTCGTTCTATTTCAGTTTATAATACAGACTCCAGTACCATGAATGTAACGCTTTCTGTCTATGACACCAGTGCTACAACCCGATATATTTATGATTATAAAGGATCTCTGGCAGCGACAACCAAGTTCGAATTTTTAAACTCCAGTAATTCTACCCTTTTAGTTCTAGAAGAAGCTGATAAACTCCAGGTTACGTGCAGCAGTACGGGAGGTTTGAACTTAATTGTGTCCGTCTTGGAGATGAGTAGGTCATAATGTCTTTTAAAGAAAAGGGATTGGTAACATTTAAAACGGTCGATGGTAAACTTAAAGAAGAAGTGGAAAGTGAGACCGTCATTACAGTCACGAACAAGATAACAAAACAAGAGTATGGGTCGGACGCAGAGGCTACGGCCGATGTTAATGATCCCAATACCCCAACAAAAAAGGAGGATATAAGAAGGGACGTCTTGATAGATATTAAGAAAATGCCAAGTCTATTAGCAAAGTCTGACCTTGTAAAACATTAGATTTTTGTGTAAAGGTATAGGCTCAGGTGAAATGCCTGCCTTTAATCAACAATCAAAGAAGATAGTTTAAATTATGCCATTCAAATCAGAGAAACAACGTAAGTATCTATGGGCCAACGAGCCAGAAATTGCTCGCGACTGGACCGATACTTATGGTAGCAAAATTGAAGCCGCTCAAGGCGGAATAATAGGTTCGGTCGGAGGCATCAGTAGACCTAAATATCAAATGGGAAACATGGTTGAAGAAGAGATGGAAGGTGCAGAGATGGAAGGCGCAATGATGCAATCCCAAGAAGTCATTAAAGAATTATACGACGCACTCATAGCTCAAGGATTATCTCCTCAAGAAGCTATGGAAAAAATAAAAGAAATAATAGCAAGCACTCAGTCTGAAG